AACGTTATTCAAGAGATAGTCTATTGAATAGGTCGTAAACATTATGTTACCGCTTGTAGCAGTAAAAGGAACTGAAGATGTCCAAGGATAGATATAGCTAGATACCTCTACTTGCGGAAACTCATTAGAAACATATAAATTAGATCCACTATACTCTCCTGTATAATTTTGAATACCTCCGTTAGATGCTTCGTAGATATAGCCAGAAGAAGTAGCTAGGTAAATTGAATTACTCTGATACTGTACAGGTATAGAAGCACTATAAGAAGTATTATATAAAACACCTCCTGGTGCTGATCCTTCAACAGTTAGCATTGGTATAGCGCTAATACTAGCACTTATTTGAACATAAGGTTCATGTCTTGCATACTTGTTTCTTTCAAGCATGTGAGATTTAACTACAATACCTGTATCAGCACTTGCTCTTGCAGGCATCCAATCTCTCATCATCTTGAATAGAGAGTTGTTATAGTATTTAATTAATCTAATAAAATCCCAAACGTTGTATCTGCTTGTATATGTGTTATAAAAGTAATTATCACTTAATTCAACAAGTGGAGTATAAGAACTTGAATACTGTAAGTTAGGTGCTCCAATATACTGCATGATATTAAAGTAACCTGGCTGTGTAGAAGAGGTTACATACCCTGAAGATGTAATAGATGCGTTAATAGAGTCTGCAGGAGTAAAGGCTGCTTCTACTGAAGGAGAAGTCTTTTCTGTAGTGTACTGGTAGTATTGAGTAGTTGTATAAGGGGATAGTAAGCTACTTGAAATGTTTAAAACACTTCCTGTTATAATCCTAGTATTACTTATCTCTTGAATACCAGGTATACTGTAGAAATCATACCCGCCATACTCATGTACGGTTAAAATATCTGATGGTATACCGAATACTGTTATTAAGGCTTGAAGACCTCTAGCTGTACCTCTACTCTTCAATAAGTAAGGAAGGTTATGGTAGATACGTTTATAAATCTCTCCTGTAAGTTGTGAATTAGGGAGAGTATTGAATATCTCATTTGAACCAGTTATAAAAGAGATAATATACTGGTTAATCTTTTCTTCTCCAAAAGGAGGTAAGTAGAGAGAAGAGCTTAAATAAGTATTTCCTGCTGCTGGGTATAAGCTACTGCTTGCTTCTACTACTGTTGCATAAGCACTAGAAGTAAGAGGTAGAGAAGATCCTGTTTGATTTATACCTAAAATAGAGTAGTAAATATTATCAGAAATACTAGTATTAGTATACAACTGTACACCTGTATTTCGAATTGCATTAGCTACTTCTTGTAATGAAATACCTACAAACGGATTGTTATTTGCAGCATATAAGTTTGTTACATCTTTTAAGTAGATCCAGATATTATCAAACATTTGACCTACCATGTTAACAAACAATAGGTAAGGTCCGTTTAAATTATCATCTAAAATATAAGATGGAATAGTTTGTATTAATAAGTCTTGATTGGTATCATCAAAGTAAGATGAAGACCAATACATACTCATTGTTGTAGCTGTAGGAGTTGTAGTAGGACTTCCTAACCAGTTAACAACTTGAGATGAAGTAACAGAATATAGGTTATAAGGAGCTGTAGCATTTCGTTTTGGCCAAGCAGTTGAAGCAGATTCGAAGTATAAATAATACTCGTATCCGTCAAAGTTAGTAATCGTACTGTCGATTTGAGACTGTAAAATTACTTTTGCTGTATCTGTTTGGTTAGATTGTATACCTAAAGAAGCAGATTCAATCAACTGTACCTTATAAACAAAGTTACTTAATCTATTAGTTGCAGAAGAAAAATGTACAAAGTTACCGAAGTCGCTATAATCTACATTAATTTCTACACCTTGCTCTTGCATCATAGATTGCAATTGCTGGTATGAAGATGTTAATGATGTAGCGAGTAAATTAGAATAATTATAAAAAGGTGTTGTCTGTCCAACTTTATCTTTAATTCCTACTTTAAAGTTAGGTCCTTGTAAAGGAACAAAGTCTTGAGTTATTACAGGAGTTACGTTAATAGAAACGTTAAACTCTGCAGGATCTGCTACTTCTGTAACTACCCAGAATGTTGACTTAACGTCAAATGCTGCAGGTAAAGGTTCGTATAATTTAAAAAGAATATAGCCGCTTCCTTCTTCTTCTACATAAACTGCGTTAACAGCGATAACTAAGATATCAGCACCGAAGTTTAAATAAAAGTCAGGATAGTAAGCATCTGCCGCTAACTCTGCGTTAAAAACTCCAAAAGCTTCTGCTAACTCTGTATTTGATAAATCCTGTCTTGCAACTTTAATTTCAGTTCTAGAAGTAGAAATTTCTTTAATCCAGAAATTTGTAGACGGATCGGGAGCAGAGAGTAAGTGTCTTTGTAGGAAGTTGTATTTTACATTTACTATACCTCTATTATATCCTTGATTTTTAGCATCAGTTTCTGGATTTAAGTAAAGGTTAGATGTTGTTCCAGTAATAGGATCTATAGTACTACCTATCTTATACTGCTCGCTATTGTATATACTAGTTAAAACGACACCACTCTGGTCTTTAATAAAATACTCTATATAGTCGTTAGGGCCGCCAAAGTTAGGAGTAATGAAGGTAGTATTAATCAAAGCAACGTCTGATGGAGAGTAGTTTTGATACTGTCCATCTGATCCTAAATAACTAATATTTACTACTTCCATTAAATCGTGTTATTAAAGTTTAAAAAGCTGGTATTTGCTTCTAACAACTGTTGTCTTAGAGAGTTTATCTCATCAATATAAGCTTTTTCGTTGTCAGATAAAACTCCGCCACCAAGATATTCAGTACTTCTTTTTACTAAATATTCATGAGAGTTTACCTCTCCTAGTGCAGGAATTTGAAAAAATAAATCATTATAAGCATCAAAAAATGCTTCTACACTAAGCTGTCCAGGCGTCACTGACGCAGTTACTGGTGTATAAAGTTCGTTAAACGAAGTATCTATTACACGTGTGTAGGTATTTCGACCGTAAACCTCTTTTACTAATTTAACTTCTTGCTGCATTATGCTACAATTTTAAACACTAAATTCTGACCACTGTATATTACTTCCTCTGTAGGTAGTAATCTTAAATTCTCTGAACCATATACTGATAAAGCATCGTATAAGGTTTGTTCATTATCGTATATTGATAAAGGTCCGTATGTTGTAGAGTAGATATTAGTTTTAATTAGTAAGCGATAATATCTATTAATCTCTAATCCACTAGTGTATAAGAAGAAATAGTTCCCTGTATAATCACAACTTAGCTTTGTATAATTTTCATCAAAATCAACTATCATCTCACCAGTCTTAACATCTTGCAAAGCCCAGTATGTATTTTCTGATAAAATTAAATTTGTTAAATATACTGAAGAAGTTGTGAATTGTCTTCTAGGGTAGGTATATCTAGTAGATAATCTCATTTTATAATCTTCTCCTTGAGAAAACTGTCCTGGATTGTTAGCTAAAGTAATAGTGATTTGATCATCTAATACAAAGTTTCCAGTTTGAGGAGGGAAGTAATTTGAATCATCCCACTTAAATTGAATAGTAGGAGGGTAAATTGTATGAGTATCTACAGAGAAAAACTTAAGATCTACAAATGCATTTGGATTTTCTTCTACAGCTTGTGGATGTTTTACAATAACTCCATAGTTAGGAACAGATCCAGAAAACCAATTTGTTAATATTGGAGTTACATCTACATTTAAATCTTTGTTTGACATATAGTCAAAGCTCTGTGTACATCCTATCTCATCGTACCAAGAACCTCCTCCTGTTGCATAGTAAGTTTGTCCAGGACTAGGAACATAATCCCAATCAAAGCTCATACTCTCCCATGTCGGGAAGTCTATATTACCCCAATAAAATCCGTTTTCAGTCCATGCAGTAGAGCTACCTGATGCGCCAGTATATAGCCAAGATACACCGTTTACAGATTGAGGTACTTGCGCGTATTGACCTGTACCCATTGTCCAGGATTGAGATACTGGATATACATCAACGGTATAGTCTGTACTTAAATTTTGTGCTGAAGCTAAAAATAATTGTAAATTAGCGCTCCATGAACCACTTATGGATTGTGATGCAAAGGTACGTAACTTATTAATATCTGTTTGAGAAAATTGTAATAAAGTTCTTCTAACATCGTCTGTTGGAAAGTAAGCATCTGTAGTAGAGTAGTTACTATTAGCAGCTAAATCATAAGTGTAGTATGGATTCTCAGTAATAGGATTTCTATACAAGAATCTAGTACCGTCTTGAGAATTTTTTACAGACACCTCTAAGATAGGATCTCTACCTGTATTTTTTACAGGGTATCTAGAGTAAATTGTAGCGTCTGCTGATGCAAAGATATTATATACTGCCATGTTATTACATTGTTACTACGCGTCCTTGAATATCGATATCTGGATATTTAACTTCAAAGATACTTGGATCTAAAGAAGGGTAAATAACTCCATTTAAAGTTGCTGCTGAAATATCATAACTGTATTGAGAATAACCTGAATTAGTTCCTGCTATATTATTAATAGCAACTTTCTGTACTGTTTGAACTCCGGCTACTTGATCTAGCATAGAGTAGATATCAGATAAGATAATTGGCTGGTTAATTTGCCAGCTATTTCTACTAAAGTAACTCTTTAAAGTAAGTATACAAGCAGCTATTACGTTTCTCGAAGTAAAGTTAGGTCTGATTACAATATCAAAATTAACTTGAATGTTTATAATATAAGCGGGCTTTAGGATTATAGTATCTGTTAACATTCTATAATCTCCTAAATAAGTCTGTATGTTTCTTGTTAACGCTACTCCAGGATTAGCGAACGTACCGTCTGAATTATAGCTTAACAAATATACTGACGTAGCTAAAGGATCTCTTTCTCCTGGTTCACCTACCAAATACTGTGCAAAAGTAGCGGTATCTTTTGTAACATATGCTTTTGCAACTTGACCAAACTTAGAAGGCATACCTAATATTATTCCTAAATAATCTTGTTGTGTTACTGCTCTCATTTGAGAAGGAAAAGCAGCAAGAGTATTAAACTTTAAAGTATCAGCAGTATCTCCGTCACCGCCGCCTACTGCCTGAATTGCATTATTAGTAGCTAAAGAAGCTTGAATAGTTGCTGCAGTAGAAGGATTTACAGTGCTTGTAAAAGATAGACTAGAAGAAACTACGTTAGTAAGTTCGTTAGTGTTTACATTTGCACTAGCGCCGCCGCCTACTAAATAAGTAACTGTTAGAGTAGTATTAGAAGGAGCAATACCGTAAGAGCTATTAACTACAAAGTTTGTAGGATCATATGCAGTATTTAATAAATCAAGACCGTTAACTGTTCCGATACCTACGTTGAAAGGGTTAGGTAGTGTACCAGATACAGCCTGAATACCTGCACCGAATTCTAACTCTAAAGTAGAATCGGTTGTAAATCTAGAAACAAATCTATTAGGTACCGGTAATCTTTCCAAGATATAAGGTACTTCGTTTGCTTCTGAATATAACTCTGGATAATTTGCTTGAGTATTAGTAACAGGATTTAGTATATAATCTTGTGCTAAATAAGGCACTTCGTACCATCTATTACCGTTACTATCATACACACTTAATACCTCTATAATATTAGTATCTTGTATAGTCTTAATAGGGAATCTCTCTGCAGCTCCGAAACTAATAGTAGTTGTTTTAACCTGTCCTGAAAGGGCTTGCGTTGATTTCTTTAATAAATACGTACTAGGATTTCCACCTGATGTAGTATAAACCGATACTTCGGTAGGATCTATTGAAGATGATAAAGCGAAGTTAACAGGGTTTGGACAGTAGAAGTAGTTAGAAGTATTAACATTTGATCTAACTTGCAGTCCTTCTGCAACTGTCATAGCGTAGCTAAAGTCTGGTGCATTACCAGATCCAGAAGCAGGAATTTGTTGGTATACATCTAGGGTAGTAATAGCTGCAGAAGTTACTTTTGGTCTATAACCGAACATGTAAGCTAAGGTATAAAGGTTGTTTATTTGCTTAGCATACTCTAAGAAGTTTTCTTGAATTTGATTATCTAGGTAAAAAGATAAAACATCTCCGACATAAGATGCCATGTCAATAAACATAGTACCAGGAGACGAAGTAGAGAAATCGTTGTAGGAGTTTGGAAAATATGCTTTTGCATACTCTATTAACGAACTCTTAAAGCTCGAAAAATCTTTGTTAAGATATTTTATATCTACATTATTAGCCATTTAGTATACTATTACGTTAAACTTATTACTATATTATCAGATTCTCCTGTGTTATTTATTGTATACGATAAATCAACTACCATAAGGTTTCGATTAGGATCCCCGTTGAAAGTTAATGCCGTTATCGTAACGTTAGGAAAATACTGTTCCATTCCGCTCCTAATTTGAAGATCTAAATTATCTGCTGTATTCGATGTTATTTGCTCGAATAATTGACCTCTCAAATTTGCTCCAAAACTAGGATTAAAAATTCTTTCTCTCTTATCAGTTAATAAAAAGTTAATAATATTATACTTTAACTGCTCTTTAGTTGAGTATACAGTCTGAAAAACAGCTGGCGTACTAAACGGTAAAGCTACTCCTACTCCGGTAGAAGGCTTAAGATCTAATATATTAATTTTTTTTAAACTATATGCCATTTTTAGATACCCATTTTATTCATCATATGAGTAAAATCCGGAACATCATTAATTTCAATATGTTCTAAATTAGAACTCTTTCTAGCAGAAGCGAACATTCCGTCTACAGACTCTACTACTACTGCTTCTCTTTCTATTCCTTCTCCGCCTAAATGTCCAAATTCTTGAGGAGTCATCGACATTGCAGTTTCTTGAAGAAGGCTGTTTAGAGGATTTCCAGGGCTTAAAATTGGAGCAACTGGTTTTGCCATTGCTTTATTTAAGGTTCCAGGAACAGGAGCTTTAGCTTTCACAGATTCTGTAATAGTTTGCGGGCCTTTAGCCATAATAGCTTCTTTCAGTATTCCAGCTAATTCTTGTTGAAAAACTGCTTTAACTTCTTCGCGGATAATTTTTCTTAGTGCATCTACGTTTGCCATATGTTATAAATATTTTAAGTGCTTGTTTTTAGAGATTCTCTAGAAGCAATAGCTTCTTGATTAATTTGAGATTTTGTAGCTGCAGTTTGAGTATCTACTGCTTTTTTAGCTCTTTGTCTCAATTCTTTTCCGCCTTTCAGATTATTAACAAAAGCATTTAATCCTAATCCTTCATTAATATTTAAGTTATCTGGAGCATCTACCTCAGGAGCTTCAATATTAAGGTCATTCTGTAAGACGTCGTTATTATCTAGGAAATTAAGAGATTCACTAATAACTTCTAAGTTAGCAGAGTCTATTTGACCTAAACTAGGCTGTACTAGGTTTAAAGCTACTAGCTTTTGTTTTACTTCGTTTATAATTATATTAGTGTTTGTAGCAAAAGTTAAGTCAGATTCAGCTACTAGATTTCCATTAGGACCTAAAGCAATACCTCTTCTTCTTTTATTTCTAATAGAAGTATCTGTTAGCTGCTCTTCTACAACTCTAATATCATACTCTCCAAATAAAGCACCATTAGGATCTGTCTTAGAGTCGTACTGTCTAATATATCCTTCTAGCTGTGTTTTTAAATCTATAAGATCTTGTTGTGTATTCTGTAACTGTAAGATAACATCTGAATTCTTACAAGCATCACATCCTTCGAGTTGTGTTAATAATAGCTGAAGTCTTACTAGAAGTTCATTGGTATTTGTTAGTAGATATCTAATAAAGGAAGTTACTACTGTTAAAAGTCCATTAACTGCTTTTAATAACCTAACTGTTCCATCAGTTTCGTCTTTAGCCTTATCCTTTACGTCTTGTATTTTAGTTTGTGCACCGGCAGTACTAAAGATTAGAGGTATAGCAATTAAATCGAAGAATAGGATAATAAACTTAAATATCTTATAGAATAGAAGAGCTAGTTTAATAAGAAACTGTCCGATACTTAAAATACCTTGTACTTGATTTGCGATTCTAATAAAAGATCGAAGTCCAGAGTTAATATCTTTTAGAGTAGGTATAATTTTTGTAACATCAATAAATTTACCGAGCTGCTGTATCTGGGCTCGTATATCTATACCTAAGAAATTACCTGCAAGAGCTAGAGCATTTTTAAAGTCTAGGTTTTGAACAACAACACATACAGATCTAACTGTAGCTATGTTGGTTACTAATTTCTGTAAGTCTTCGTTAGGTATTTGCCTATAATCACTATATTTGTTTATAGTTCCAATAAAGTCATCTATTACATTTAAATTACCGCCTAATCCGGGTACTGAGCTTAATAAAGCTGCATCTTCTGCAGTAAACAAAGAGCCGGTTCCTTGACCTGAAAAACTAAAAATTTCTTTTATAGATTTCATTAAGAAGAAAAGGTTGTACTTCTGTGCTTCTGTACCAGTAGGAATCGAACCGCTAGTTGCAGATCCACTAGCAACAGCTCGAGGAGGTATTGCGTTAGGTCCTAAACCTACATAAGAACCTATAAATTCAGTTGGATAAGCAGTATACTTGTCGATAGCTTCTTGTACTAAAGCACATTGGTCTTGTAAGAAGTATAAAGCTATTTGACCATCATTCCAAGGTTTTGGTGGTCTAGGTTTCTTTTTAATGTTTATATTATCAACAGCATAAGTTAAGACATTACATAAGTCTACTGCATTTAAAGCATCTAGTGCATTGAATAATCCAGAATTAAGTAGATTACCTTTTGGAGGAGTTGGATTCGAAGGTACATTAGAAGTATAGCTAAATGAACCAGATACAGTATCGTAAGTGGTAGTCATGACAGGTTGAGTATTATTAACACCCCATAAAATCTTATTAACACCTATTTGAAGTGTACCTAT